CATTATAGGAAATTAAGAGAAGAGATTACTGAAAATTCAAACTTAATGCATAAAACTGTTGATACTATTGTACTTGAGAACGAAAAATACTTTAATGCACAATTGAATGATTTAATTCAAGGGCTTAGAGGTTCATTGACTAATATTCATAATATGTATGAAGAAGAAGTCAGAGGTCGAGTTGATAGTTTAAAAGCTTCAGTTATACAAGCTGATCAAGATTTCAAAAGTACATTAAAAGATTATACTGAACTGAAAAAAATTGTTAATTTAAAAGGTGAAATGACAATAACTGATCATTATAAAAATAAAGCTGTATTAGAACGTATTACTTATTGGATTATGACATTAGGTACATTTGCTATTATTTTCTTTTCAATCAATCTTGCTATGAAAAGTTTAGATGAATATAAAGCTAAAACGAATATACCCATTTCTACATTAATTAAGCAATATAATGACATCCCTGTAGAAAAACTTGAAAAAGCTTATGCCGCACAGCAAGATAGAGCGTTAACCTATCTTCTTTTGCGATTGGCTTTATCTATATTAATTTTCTCTACGATAATCTATACCAGTCGTGTCGCATACCGCTCATATGTCCATATGCGTCACAGTGAAAATATGAGATTAAAGCTGGCGACATTAAGACCATTCATTAATCAGCTTGAAAAAGAAGATCGCAATCAAATACATAAAGACCTTGTTCCCGACTACTTTGGAAAAGACGCAGGAATGGTCGATTCTGCACATGAGAAGTTTAAAGATTTACCTGCAAATGTAAGTGCAGTTGCAATGAAAGCAATCGAACAAATTTCGGGTAGTAGTAATAGTTCTGGTACAGAAAAAAACGGTAAGAAACCAGAAGGTGGAACAGAGTAAATTATAAAGCCCCATTGAAGGGGCTTGGCATTATGCGACAAGATATAAGAACATAGAACTACTTAAAATAATGCCCATGATCATGCCGATTAAGATTGGGTATAGCCACATAACTCACCACCATCGAAACGCTTGTACAAGGTTGGGTAATTTCCAGATAAAGAATATAATTGAAATAAGAAAAGCTACTCTCCAAAAACCATATTTTTCCATAGCACTCTCTATACTTTTTACAATTGATGATATAATTTCAGGCATGATTTAATCCTTGTTGGGTAAGGGTTGGATACAGAAACCTCAAGGACCGCGAATCTTTGGGGTTTTGTTTTATCTGCCAAATTTAATCATGCTGATTTCTTGAAAACATGTGACTCAAAATGTGAAAACTGTTTTGACATGCTGAACTAAAATAATTAACGATAATGATATGAAAGTTTTTCTTGTGTATTTTTACATTCAACACAAAGAGTTACAGAACCATAGCGCTGACGCTCAACAGGAATATCATTTCCGCATTCTTCACATTCAGTAAGAGAAGGGCGGCTAAAATCTTTAGGCTGAATTTGAACCTGTTTAAGTTGTAATTCTTGTGCAATATCGATTTTATCTGTCATGCTGGCTCCATTTTCCAAGTTCGGTCCGGAGTAGGTAAATTAATTTCAGGATTTGGTTGGGCTGGAGGTGAAAGCTGGAACTTCAATTCCATGTAGCCTTGAGCTGTAAAGCCGCAATTCAGATTTTGGCACTGTGCCTGGAACATACGGAGTAGTGGACTTAATGCATCACTTGAACGTATTGCAAAAGGTTCACCACAATGGGGGCATTTATAACGTGAACGAGGTCGAGCCATTTCGTTACCTATTGGTTTAATTAATTACGATTTTATAACAAAATCACCATAAATAGTGATTTATAATAATTTGTATCTAAAATTGATTATTGTTTTTAGTCCTTGCTTTACCCCAAGCAAGGATTTTTTTTATTTACCCTTTTTAGCTTTATCAATTCGGGCTTGAAATCTTTTTAACCCCGCGGTGGCGGTCTTTTTACTTTGGTAAGTTGTAGTGTGTCTATACGGATAACTTTGATCGCCTGAAGTTAGTTTTAAGTCCTTGCCATTACTTTTCTCACGATAAAAGACGATTACTCCAGTAAATTCAGCCCAGTCACGCCCAATCCGTTTTTTATTTTGTTTCCTTAACTCTTTATCTCCTTCTTTATCTGGCTCAAAAAGAGTTGATACATCATCTGTATTTGGTAGTTGTACTTCTAATTCAACACTTGTTGTAAAACCGCTGTCTGTTAAGTTATGGGTAATATTGGTCCCTAACCAAATGATGTCATCAATTTGTGGTTTTAAACCTGTGAATACAAACTCTTGTTCCGGGATAAGTTCGGGTTGGCCAAAGGCAAAGGTATAAGACAGTTTTTGAGATGCACGTTTACAACGGTTATATTCAGCCTGAGCAGCCAATTCAGCCGTTTTTTTATCACGGTGGACATAGCGGATCTCTTTTAAATTATCTTCATTGTCACCAATTACGACATACAACTTCTTAGATTTACCGGTATCGTAATAATAGGCTTTAACACCCGTAATTCTGTCAGTACCGGTACCAGTCGTGTAGTTGTGTCCATCTCCATCTGATCGAAAAATTTGGGCCGTAGGAAGTGGTAATCCAGATACGGTTTGACTTGCTCCACGGGGCAATAAAATTAAGTGGCCATTTTTTACAGTGGCAATAGCATCATGTTCATCAGCTATCCGCGTAATCAGATTCGCATCACTTTCATTCTGAGCAATATATGAAATTACCCGGTTGGCCAGCGTGTCATGCACAATTGTTTTAAGGGCATATTCAGAACCAACGGTTTCAAAAATTACTTTGATTGTTTTATTACTAAAGCTACGTTCACGCTTTTGTTTTAAGCCTTCAGATACGTCATTACTGAAAGCCGAAATGCTTAAAACGTCTGGTGCACCGCGATGAGTGACTGATTCAACTTTGTATTTCCCTTTGTCGACCAAGCCTGTATTTGACCAGCCAATCCACACTTGGATAATTGCGCCTTCAGGTGGAATTTCTAATTGCCCATCAGAATCATCAAGATCAATGTCGACAGAGTCCACAACAAGACCACGATTGTCTTTAATAGTGAGTGAAATTAAACGGTCGACAACGAGAGGGGAGATGTCATTACCATCTACTTCTAGGCGATAAATTGGGAAAGGATATTGAGTTTCAGACTGATATGACTCAGCTGCGTCTTTTAGTTTGTTGGTGATCTGATTAAACATTTATATCAACCTATTTGCTACGCCACCAGCCATGCCTAGAAGCGTTCCTATTAAAGTTGGTTTCCACTCCTTAACGATTTTTAGTGTCAGGGTAAATTCGGTTTTACGTGCTGCACCATCTTTAAAGAAATAGGTTTTTGTCTCTTCCATATTTTCAATAATCACTAAGCCATAAATCTTGCCAGTACCTTCAATTAGTGTGTAAGCCATACCTGTATCTGCCATTCGACGGACTTGGTCCAGAACAACTCGGTTATTTGTAAGTTCATGATAGATTTCCCCTTTGAGGGTAATGGTATCTTCACCTTTTCCCGTGAACTGATAAGCCGGGGTAGATCCTACCCGGCTATTACTTGGATGTCGCCAGTTGGTGACACGTTGCAGTTCTTGGTAAGCAGCTGTTCGTAATGAAAATACGAATAGCCCTAAAGCCATCATCATTTTGTTTACTCCGTATCAGTTAAGAATCTACGACGGGCATCGCGTTCTTCTTGTTGGAGGCGTTCCATTTCAGCTCGTAACGCACGTGCTGTTTCACGCACTGGTTGTCCGTGCTCTGCTTTAATAGTGATTTGAATAGTGTCGTTACTAATGAAACTGCCACCGCGTTGTGCACGAATAGGAGTCACTGGAGTGATCTTGGCTGTAGTGCCAGCACCCACTACATTCTGTGTTGCTTGCTGTGTGGCCCTAATAGGTAAGTTATGGTTTTGTGAAATACCCAAGGCCATGCCTTGCATGGTGTAGTTACCAATGCCCATGAAGACCCGGGAAGGTGAGTGGATACCTAGGATATTTCTGGCTTTATCAATGACGCCTGTAACAGCTCCAGATAGAGCTGATTTTACTTCACCAATTTTGGACATAATCCCGTTTTTTAACCCGGTTAAAATCATTGCACCAAAGCCGGTGAATTTTGCTGGTAGATCTACACCGAACCAGGACAAAACTTTTGCAAATGCAGCATAGAAAAGCCCAATAGGGGACCAGTTAATAATTAGGGCTGATACGCCTTTAATCCCGCCATTGAAGGCAGTTTTAACCGTATTCCAAATACCAATAAAGAATCCTGAAATTGGTGTCCAGTATTTATAAATCAGGAATGCCGCTGTAGCGATGAGGGTGATAGCCAGAATAATAGGATTGGCCATCATGAAACGTGAAACAGTTAAGAAGATTTTTCCCAGCCATAGCAAACTTGTGCCAAGAATTTTAATAGGCATCAGGAATAATTTAAAAAGACCGGTGATAATTCCAAATCCACCACCCAAAACTCCTAACGACATTCTAAGCATGGCCAAAGGGCCAAGAATGGTGACAAGTCCCAAGGCTATTGCACTAATACCACCTACAAGTAAAATACCGCCAGCCACGACTTTAGCAATAGTATTGGCGAGCTCTGGGTTCTTTTGCGCCCAAGCTGTGACATTCTCGGTGATATTAGTGAACCCAGTAATAAGCATTTTAAATTGAGGGGCTAACTGCTCACCAAACAGCGCAAGCATACTAGTGAATGTTCCACCAGCCGCATCTTTCAGATTTTTTAAAGTACTTAACTGGGCATTTACCCGGGTTTGTAAATCTGCCTGTTTCTGCATTTTTGCTATAACTTCGTTATAGCCAGTTTGCCCTTTATCAATCAGTAGATTTAAAGCTTGAATCGTCTCGGCATCATTACCAAACATATCTGAAAGGATAGGTAACCGTGCTTCAGTTGATAGACCTTTGAGTTTTTCAAGTTGCTTGAACATTTTATCTAGGCCACCAAACTCACCTTTACCATCAGTAAAGTTCATTTGAATACCTGTTCCACTGTCCTTTAAGGCCTTTGCTATACCTTTCGTGTCCATCATAGATTTAAAAATCTTGCTATAAGCATTACCTGCAGACTCACCAGCCATAGCTGCCTGATCTGCCATCACTAATAATGGAGCAATAGCTTTAGCACCTTCGAGTCCTTCAGCTTTGATTGTTTTCATACCAGCTGAGATTTTGGCAAAGCCTTGAAGCATATTTCCGCTATCAACACCTAGGTAATAACTACGCTGGATTACGTCCATTAAACCCAACATATCTTTTTCTGTGGTTTTAGTAGCATCCTGCATTTTTGCAGCAAATTCAGCAGCATCAGCGAATGGCATTTTCATTTGAACGCCTAGATAACCCGCTGCTTCACCAACTCCCCCCAGAATTGCTTTAGCTGAAATACCTTGCTGAATAAGTACTGCCATCATGTTTTGGAAATCAGCTGTTGTTCCAGGTAACTTGGTTCCTAAACCATTGGCCAATTTATTAATCTCAGCATATTCCTTCGATACTTGGCCATTGGCTTGCATCATGGAAACTCTTAAACCCATTGCTGCATCTTCAGCATCTTCATATTGTTTTAAGGTATATGCCATGCCAGCTGTACCAACAGCCCCAATCGCTAGGCCCTTCTTGGCCAGATCTGAAGCTTTGGCCATACGTCCTTGCATTTGTTCATATTGCTTCTGGGCTTTCTGGTGACGTTCTAAAGATTCTTTTTGTTTGTTAATTTCCATTGTGGTGAGATGGATTTTATTCTTCAGCTCAGATTCATCATCAGCTAGGTTGTCAACACTGATACCAGCCTGATTAAGTTCACGTACTAAAGCCGTCATTTCAGAGCCTTGATTTTTCTGGGCTGCCTTCAGACGTTTCTGCGCTGCTTCAGCACGAGCGAGATCCTTAACCATTTGCTCAGTAGGGGCACCAATATTCATGGCCGTTTTGAGCTGTTTAAGGGTTTCCTTATTTTGCTCAATGGCTTGTGTGGTTTTCTCAGATTGTTCTTTAAGCTGCTTAAAGCCTGAAATCTTGCGTTGTTGGGCTTCTAGTGCCTTCAGTTCAGATGAAGTCTTTTTAAAAGCATCAGACAAAGTTTTAGAGCCACCAACAATCGTTTTGATGGGTCCTGATAGTTTATCTACCGCATTAAAAAGGACTTCTAATTTTAAGTTTGACATTGGTGGACTCTTTTATTCAGAAGAATTTCTTTTCAGGGCCATACGATGCCATTTGCTCAATTCAACAATATCCATGTCATCGTAAGCACTAGGTGGCCAATGAAAGATGATGGCAATATTTGCTATTGCCTCATCAACATTATCGACAAGTTCTAAATCGTCTGAGCCTTGATTTCCTTCTGTACTGCTTCCGGGTACAAAAAAGTGACCAAATGCCCTCCTAAATTGGCGAAATCTACAGTATCCATTTGGTAGATCTGTTGTACGGTAAGTGATGGTGATGTGACGCGAGGAAGTACCTTGCAAAGAGCATCTACATCATGTTGGTAAATTGCTTGCAGAGTTGTACCACTTAGAGCTTTGACACCAGGCTTACGAACAGTGATATGAGTAATCATATGTTCACCCATTTGAATTGGGACTACTAAAGCCACTACTTCTTCATTTGGGTTTTTGATGTGTTCTTGGTTAATCGCTTGATCAATTTGATTCATTTGGAAATATCCTAAAAGTTATAAAAAAACCTTCTGCAGTACTGGACTACAGAAGGGAAGGAAACTTAAATAATGCCTAAGATGTTGCGTTGTTTTTCAAGACGATCTACGCCACCAATCACTTCTTTCAAGCCAAGAATGTCAATTTCGACTTCAACAACACCATTCACTGTCAGCTTGTAGTAAACACAGTTCGTCACAACTTTATGTTCTGTGTCTTCACCAGGTGTAGATTCACCACCATCAATTTCTTCATGACGGCCTTTAACAACTACTTCTACGGCATCATATTCGCCATCGTCATCGCGCTGGTATGCCCCAGCAAAACGGAGATAAACACCGTCAATTTTTTCCATACCAAATTGACGGAGTGTCAAAAGATCTAGACCACCATAAGTTGACTCAAGTACTAAGCCATCATCGGACATGCCTAAATCGACTTTTACGGTCCCGTTCATACCACCGCCACGGTAGTCTTCGGTTTTACGTGCTAACTTGGGTAAAGTCACAGTTTTAACTTTGCCCAAATAGCTATTCCCTTCATTAAAGAAGTTCATATTTTTGAGTTTTGGAGGTAAAGCCATGCGTTATGCTCCTTAAGCTTTTACAGATGCAGCAAAGTTAGCGAGATAGCGATCAGTGATCCGCTGACGGAATGTCAAATCTTCTAACGGTGGGACAGGGGTGTAATCGTAATCAGTGGCCAATTTACCCACTTTCAATGTATCGGGAGTATTTGCTTCCGGATCAAACCAGGCGTCACCACCAATGAGGTATTTATTACGTGTGAGTTCACGAAGCTTGGCCTTTTGACCTTCAAGAATGTCCGTAACTAATGAACCATGAAGTGGTAAATCATTTGCCCACATGTGTGCTTCAGCCATCGTGTCAGCCAAGACTTGAGCAGTACGGGTATAGTTTTCAAAGACGAACAATGGATTGTCTGAACAAGTACGAGATCCCCAGAAACGGAAGCCTTCATGTTGAATGAGGGTTGTCACTTCATTGCTATTGAGATAACCGGCATCAGTTGCTGGATCTTGAAGGTCCCAAGTTACATCTGCATCGATACCCGTTACACCTGATACTGCAACGTTTGAAAGAGTTTTATGCCAGCCGATTTCATTATCAATTTTGGCTCGTAGGCCCATAGCGACTGCTACAGCTGGAACTGTTTCTGTTTTAGCTGTGGTGGTGTTGAATGCTACAAAATTTGGCCAAATGATCATGAGCTCACGTGCAGCAAATGCTTCACGATAAGCGACAACCTCTTCTTTGGTTTTACAGCCCCATGCATAGGCATAGGCCATAGCACGTAACTTTTTGGCAATAACAACCAGTTCCTGAGCTACAGCTTCAGTATCTAAGCCAGGTGCACCTAAAATACGTGGTTGAACGCCTAGTTTTGATTTAGCAACAAGTAAAGCTTTAAGGCCTGTATATTTACCTTCAGCGGTTACAGTACCAATAACATTTGCTGATTGAGCAGCTTCATCAACTGCAGTGGGTACACGGACCACCACACAAATTGCGTTGGTTTGGTTGGCCATATTTTGAAGTGCTTTTGCTAAAGTTCCGTTTTTTCCGGCTTTAGCTACTGCAGCTTGTATATTTGTAATTAGTACTGCTTGGTTTTCTGGAAACACGAGTGGATCTGCATCATCTGCAGTTGCAACAAAGCCTGGAATTGCTGTTGCAATGGTTCGGATTGGCCGAATCCCATCATTGAGTTCAAGGACACGGATTCCGTGGTGGTATTGATCTATAGCCATAAAAAAGCCTGTTAATTGAGGTTTTAATTCAACAAACAGGCTTGCATGACTAAATGAAAAGTGTAAGTTTCTTGGTCTGTGAAAATGGTTTTTACATGCAAATATCTAGTTAAAAATTTAAAAAACTAAGTCAATGTAGGTGGATGAATTCGAAAATATTGAAGCACCGAAAGTTTTAAAGTCAATGATATCAATGTGCTCACTCTTAACAATATTTTTCTTTACTTGACGTTTTGGGTTGAATCTACGGATTAATGGGTTTACTTTCCCTGCCCCATGAATCCTTAGAGTATAGATACCTGGATTCATTGATAAATTTGTAGGGAAAAGTAAATTTAATATTTCAGGATTAACTAAACTAATATCCTTTGTCATTGAGTAAATAATATTACCTGTTTGGTCAAGGACATCAAATTTTGTTGCTGTATCCTGACCTACCAGTTTTAATAAAAATCCTTTTCCATAAAATTTTGATTTTAATCCAAAAATAATATCAGTATATGGGCTATTAGTGTTCAGTGGTTCAATGCAATCATTGAACGAAAATTTTAAGAAATTTATTTGTGATGAGATTGAGTTTTTTGCCGAAATAGAAGCTTTCTTAATTTCTTTGACTTCAAATCTGGTTGATAATTTTCCATTTTGATGACGGATATCTGCATAACTTGAGATAGAGATATTCTCTCCGTAATCAACAAACGATGGGTATCCACCACTTTGTCCGCTCTTTAATGTTATTTCACCAGCAATAAATATGTTAGCTGTAATAAACCAATTTTCTAGATTCTGTGTTGATGCTGTAGCTATGATAGAGCGTGCTGATCCTAAAGAAAATGCAAAAATTAGTTCATCTTTTGAGTCACAATATGGTTCTACTGCTGGTGCATGGATTTCTCTAGGAATAGTAAAATTCTGTGACCAGCCGAATATACCTTCTTTATCAAAAGTATATGCATATTTTCCATTGGTACCATTTGGCATTCTATAAATTGCTATTAATCTATCATTCCAATAAGTTAACGTTGGTTCAGCAGAACTATTAGGTTCAAAGTCTCTAATTCTTTGCATTGGAATATCAGTATTTGCATTTATATCAAAAACGGTGGTTGATCGACTAATAGTTGTTTTTCCATCATTTCCATAATGAGCTGACAATAAGTATCCTGAAGGGGTTATTAAAGTATTACCCCATGAAAACTGGTTTAATGTATCAAAAGCAAGTTTTCTTGTCGAAATTACGTTCTCATCTTGAGAATCGTATGTAATTAAATAATTTTCATAAGTTGAAGAACCTGTTTTTAGTACATATTTAATTAATAATCTATTTCCATTTTGAGGATGTACAGAGATATTAACATCACGAATATCTTGACCTGTTGGCGCTGTCATTAAGATCTTTTTAGCTATCTTATTTTTTGTTTGGTTTCTATATAGGGTATATAACACTAAACAACCAGGAATAAGGTTATCCATATAGTGATTAACACCAGATCTAACAGCAATATACTCTTTTCCCATGCTAAGGCATGCTGAACCAAATGCTGTATATCTAAGATCATTGTCATTAACCAAATTATGATAACCAAATTCATCCTCTAATGTGATCACCTTGCTATTATTTTGATCTAACTTTTTTCTAAATTCATTATTCATAACAATGGAACTAGATTCATGTTTAATATCGCCATCTCCAAAAAAAACACTAGTATCAAAGTTTGAATTATCAGCTAAAACTGTAGTTCCTGCAGGGATTTCAATTTTGCAATTATTTTGTTTCGCGAAAATTGATGCTAGTTCTAATGCTGCTGTTGAGTTAGTTAAATTAATTGCACCGGCATCAAAGATATTTAATTTATTTGATATACGTTCCCATCCATAAAAACATTTTATACCATCATAAATTTCCATTTTCTCTTCAGAATAAATGAAAGTTCCACCGCCATAACCAAAGCCCTCATTATAAGAAATGACCTCGACCTTCATACCAGATTGTGGATTTTGAATATTTAATAACTCATCAATACTATTGACAGTTAATTTCTTTATCTGTTCATGAACAAAATTAATAGTGGCTAAGACAATATCTGGATCAATAATTAATTCAAAGTTGGAAGTATTATCAATCTGTAAGATCATCCGAAATGTCATGATTCTGGCTGTGCCATCAGCAGGGTTCGGTTTATACGTTGCTGGATAGTTTGAATATGCAACTAGCACATTACCTGCATAAAGGCCTAACTCTCGAATATTAAAGCCACCAATGGCACTGGCAATAATTGCTTCTGCACGCAACCAGTTTTTATTATTTGGATCGGGAGCAAGTGAGTTGAGCGGAGTTCGATAAACCTCATTAACAAGTCCACGAAAGCTTGCATCAGGTATAGGTAGATCACCAGCACCATCACCAAAAGCCATTGAGGTAATATCTAGCTTTGTACCATTACGAATGGCTTCTGTTAAAAGCTCTAGGCCTTGTTGTGTGAATACAGAATAATAAATTTGATCAGCCATGTTTAAACTCTCGGATATACGGTGGTTTCGTCATGCCCGTAATGGGCAAAAATTGGATAGATTGCTGGCGTGGTGTCATTTTGTTTTGGATAAATCGTAACGTCTTCACCGTCATACATCGCACAAGCAACATTGGTATCACCATTGACAGAAATAACATTAATTTCAATACCCTTTAGTTCCCTAGTCAGTGGTTTAGCATCATGAATAAGTTCAATAAGCGTGTTGTAAGATTTCTCAGAAAGTGGTTTTCCATTGGTATCCATCGTGATTTGAAAGGTACTAGGCTCATTCATCGGACTTTCTTCCCACCATTCATGAACCGTTAGGGAGTAACCAAAACTTTCTACAATTGAACGCAAGGCATAATTCGTGCCTTTGTATGTGTGAACCTTTATTGAATTTTTAATTTGTGCACGTTTGACTTCATCTGGCCAATCATCTTGCCAACGGTCTACTGAAAACTGCCAAGCTAAAATAGATAAGAAATCTGCAGGAGCATCATCAATACGAATCAAGCTTGATAAATTGGTATTTAGCTCGGTAGTTTTGGATGTAATCTCAACAATTTTCTTTTCAAAAGCTGTGGTATTTGGAGGAAGTAAATTCATTATTCATTCCTCACACTGAGTCGGATTGCTGTGCACGAAGCCGCTTGGAAATTATTAAGATGGATCTCGGCTGACGGACTAATAAGCTCTACACGTTCAACACCAGAGACTTTCAAAATAGAGTAGAGGTCTGAAAAAAATACACCTTTACCAATTCGCTTTGGCTCTTTTGTATAAGCTAATGCGTTTGCCTGAGCAGCAGATAGAACGGGTTCAGTTTCTGGAACATTCTTTGTGACTAATACCGCTTCAATTTCATAGTTAATGATTTCTGCTGATTGGACTTGTACTCGGTCACCAGTAGGACGTTTCTTTTCGGCAGATACATAATTTAGAACAATTGTGTTTAGTTCTTCTGTTGAAGCATTATTTTCTGTATCACGCTGAAGAATTGTTAAAAGAGCATGAGCTGGAGCTGGTGAACTGCATTTGACATGTGAAACACGGCTATCTGCTGAAAGAGTATGAAATTCATAAGCTGATTCTGGACCAGCAGTACTTAAGGCATCTAATTTCTTTTGAATACGATATCGAAAATCTTCATCTTCTTCATAAACTGCAGGGGCTGGTGGTGTGACAGAATCATCAGCTGGTGTAATCACCAAACGTTTTACATCAAAATTTGCTCCCCAGACATCTAGATCATTCCCTTTAGCAAATGCTAGTTGAGTGGCCAGTGCTTTTTCATTGATTTGATTCCGTAAGATCATTTCCCGATAAGCGTTTTCTTGTAAAAGCTTGGTGACTGGTTCACTTTCACGGCTCAGAGTTTTACGAACATTTTCTTGCTCATCTTCTGGATGTAGAGAAATAAAATACTCTTTGCGTTCTGAAAAAATTGTCTCGTAGTCAATTACATCTACAAAGTTTGGCTTTGGTAAAGAATTAAAATCAACACTCATAAGGCAGATCCAATTGAAAGGGGAATACTTAAAGAGGCCTGCTTATTGCTATCGACCAGACTGCAATCCATATCTAAAAAATATGAACCTTCTTCATTAGTTACTAACGAAACAGAATTTAGAATAATCCTGTCCTCCCACCGTAAAAGTGCAGTTGCTGTGGCGGCATATAACTGCAGAGTGGCAATTTCATCAAAAGGGGAATCGATTAATTGATAGATCAAAGAACCATATTCTCGACGCATGATTCTTGTGCCAACTGGTGTGGTTAGAATGTCCTGAATAGACTGGCGAATATGATCTAACTCAGTTTCAAGCTCTCGGCCATTTTCACGTGACATCATGGTATTGGCCCCCCTGATTCTCCGGAACCTGGCTGAACTCCAGATGTTTTGTGATTTTTGAGACTAATGTCTCCAGCTTTAACATCTGCTTCAGTACTAAATGCTCCAGTTGAATGGCTACTACCTTGAACGAGCTGGCTACCCATAACAGTGTTGTTTCCAGTCATGGCAGTACTTCCATTTACTTGGAGGTTCCCATTGATGGTGGTATTACCATTAACGGTTACGCCCCCATCAGCTGTGACAATAGCTTTCCCACCTGAAGGTAAAATTGCAGATAATTGATGTGCAGCAACGTCATAGGCAATCACACAACCATCTGCAAATACTCGTATTTTTTTATTTAAATCGTCAGATGGGGCAGGGTGTTCATTGTTATAAAGCCCATAAAAAACTACGCTGGTTGGACCGATATCACCGCATGGTGAAACAACTATCACTTCCTCACCTTCAGAGGGCGGATCCCAAGTCGAATCTTTGCCAGAACGCGCATTAAAAAAGCGAATTTCAGGCGTAACGATATCGTCAAGATCTACAGTGACAAGGGGAATTGGTTTAGACGGATTTACGGTCTTGATTGTTCCGAACCGAATCAGATTTTCAAGACGACGATTGATGTCAGCATTCATGCCAACACTTTGCGTTAGAGTTTTTTTGTTTTCAGCAATTGGAGCTTGTGAAAATGGTTTTCACAAGTTGAGCTACTTAATATTGATGTGCTTAATGAATGATGACTCAACCAGATTAATCTCTTTATCTGTAAACCCTAATAATTCACGTTTTGGGTAAACTGTATCCGGAGCAGATCTGGTAGCTCGATCTCTTAATCCGTATTGATGTACCTTCGCAATTCGATTAATACGTCCAATAAAACCTACGGCAATTGATTCACTATTACTTAGTACTTTTAGGTGGGTATTGGATTTAATCCGGGAGAACATTTTTCTTTTAATTTTTCCTTTCTGGTCACGTAAGCGTGTACGTCTAGCTATATATGCTGAACTATCAGGGTTTTGCTGTGCTGTAATACGCTGGCGTTGGCTTGTACGAAGATCTCGTCCAATATTCTTAGCCAGTTTTGCCCTTTCACCTGAAGATAATCGATCCAATAATGGCTGCAGATAAAGAGCAAGATCCTGAATGTTGTTCATGGGCTTTTACCTGGAAAGGGCATATCCAATGAACGTCCTTGCATATCAGCTGTACGCCAGGTTGCAAGTGTAGATCCATCCTTATCTATTAATTCAAAATCTGTAGGTGGACCGAATTCAGTATATTGTGGTTCAGTGGGATATGAGATCTCAAATTTACCTTCAGCATTCTTTTTCACAATGACACGTTCAGTTAAAGGTATTTTAAAATGCAGATCATATTTGCTGTTATCAATGAGTTCAGCTTCAAAAGTAATGGCTTCTTCTACTTTATTTAAATTGGCCATGAGTTCGGATTGGTTGTCCATAATCCAGGTGAAAAGTACAACGCCAAACACATCGACATCACCAGCATAATCAGTAATGATCATATCTAGTGTATAGGCCATTTCAAAGCTATATCCATTTGCTGCAGTACTCATTAATTTACCGTCATTAGCAAAGATGAGTAAGCGATCCGGATCCTGTGGTAGATCCGGAATCGCATTTAGCAAATATTCACGTAAAGCATGGGGCTTTTTCATGCTGCAGTCTTCTCACGATAAATAGGCTCAAGGTGATCCCATTCTTTTTGGAATTTCGCTTTGTAGCCAAGTTTTTTATAATTTTTGCCGTTATAAAGTGTAAAGACAGTATCCCAATCTTGTTTGCGTAAGGCTTCTAATAAGCCAGGTTTCCACTCAATAAAGCGAATAAACGCTTCGAGCTGGTTACCTTCACTAAGTTGCTGTTGATCAACAAATTCTTGAACAGATGAATAACCGAGATCTTTCCAGTTTTCACCCATGATTTGAAATTGTCCCCAGCTAGTAGACATTAGGGCAGATTCTTTATGAATATTTATAGCCATACTTAAACGTGTATATTCAGCTGCATCACCTTTGTAACCTCCAGTTAATGTATTCACTAAATTTGGAGTAATTTTTACCTGAGAATTAGCAAATGTTTTACCTAATGCCTGGCATAAGTAAAAATACATTCGATGTCGTTCAAATAAAATTTTGGCTTTCCCATTTGGTAGAAAACCTACACCACGACCTTCCACGGCTCCGAAAACTCGAATAACTAATTCAGGAACTTTTAAACGTATTGCAGCTTTTTTATAGTCTTCATCTTTTAAAAACTTACTTACTGAATCACCAGCTAAAGCTTGGCGAGTTTTATCACCGACCTTACCGTCAGCAACTAGGCCAAATTTACGCTGGAGCTGAATCACTGCAAATTCCGTACTTTCACCGAAATGACCATCAACCGAAAGTGATTTACCTTTAACACCCTTGTAACCCATCTTAGCCAATTGCTTTTGAAGAGTTGCTACGGCATCACCTTTTGAACCAAATTTTAAAATCATGTCGTACTCCAAATGAGTTTGGCCACATTACCTTTTGTTCGCCAGATGAGTACTGCAAGAAGGATTGCAAAGATGGCATCCCAGAGAGTAACTGGATCCTTAAAAAATAAGATATGCACCGATTGGCCTAAAAATGCTGCAATCAAAGTTGCTGCAAAAAAGGAATAGCTACGGTGGAAGTTTCCACCATGACTAAAGGTTGCAATACGAAAACCGCAAATGAGATAAGCTAAAACAGCAACGGTTTGAAATAACAATTCGATCATGACTTGCCACCTCGAAAGATGTTCAAAATATCTGACAGCTTTGCAGTTTTAACCCAATCAACGACCTTGATTAATATGAATAAACAAAGTGTTGAAGTGATAAGTGCTGCAACTGCATCAGCTTTTAATAATGTATGTTCTGTAATTAATGGTGCACTGATATAACCAATACCAGTGGCCAATAACATATTGCGAATACGTTGGTAAGCATTTAAATCTTTTTCAAAAGTTGCAATAAATGCTGCCCCAAGTACTGCACCTAGCAACGCATTACCATTTATAAATGGAAGCAATGACACTGCACTTAGAGTAGCAATGGTTGCTGTAGAGGTTGTTGGTTCTGGCATAAATCTTCTCAATCCCAAAGCTGAACGCTTTGAACTTTATTTTGTGGAGTAGGAATGTCTGGTAATTTGATTTTGGTACCCATTGGAATGAATGGACCAAATTCTGAAAGATGTGGATTAGCTTCTAATACTCGTTCAACTACACCAGTGCTACGGCCATATTCGCGCCAACAAATTGCGTCAACAGTGTCGTGTTGGATTGCATAGATCTCTTTCATCTAAACCAACTCCACATTCAAGCGACGAACTTTTTTTAAATCACGGATGGCATAACGTAAATCACGTTTATAGTCATCAATCGTGGGTGTTAGTTCTTCTGCTTTTTGGCTGCCAATGTTTGTAGTGTCATAAGACCGGTAACGTTCACAGAGTTCCGCACCAGCTGCAGCAGCAACTGCACGAAAATACAAGACAGCAGCAATAGATTTCCCATTGACCTGTTTAGTTGTAATTTCTACTAATGTTGGGGCTTTACTAAGCAAACTTTCCAGTTGTTCATTAACATGAATTACAGCAGCTTCTATAGCTGGAATAAGACGTTGATTGGTGATACTTGAATCTAAACGCAAAACTTCGCGGACATGGTTGCTTGATACCGACGGAAAAAACGGATCGCTATTGATTAAAACGTCCTGAGTTGAAAAAGTACCGTTTGCAATTAATCCAGACATTTTTATTCTCGGTTAGATGAGGGGTGGAGATCTGAACAAAAAACGCAACATACGAATGTTTGCCTTTGTCAGATCTGCCCCTCGGTGGGTGCTTGGCACTCGTTAAGAAGAAATTCCCTCAAATACCTGATTGCCAAAATCATCAACAACAGGTGTTCCATCAGCATTAATTAATGGCTGAGGTGGGTTTTCTTCTAATTGTTTTTTCAGCAAGCGTTCAGCTTTCTGAAGTTCTTGTTTTCCACCACAATTTTCATTGTGTTTAATGGCACGTTTTAGGAACGTTACGGCTAGGGAATAAAGCTCTTTTTGTAAATAAGTCCGACCCATAGCAACATAGAGTTTTGCCCGGATCTGGTCATGCATACTGAAGGTAGAGGTAAGAGCGTTTGCTTTTTCTAAAATTGCTATGTCAAAACCTTCTCCTTCAGTATGTTTCGCTTTAGCAGCGTTACCTATTTCTTCAGCTACGATAGAAGCTGTATCACGGTTGAAGGAATCTGGCATATCAAGGCCATACTTCAGTGCAAATTCTGCAATGCGGAGGCCGTCTTCAAACATGCCAGCATCAAAACACCAAAGCATAATCGTCGTGACAATATCATCACGCATATGTGGTGTACGTTCTTCAACGGAAAGAATGCCTTCCACATATGGCATATATTTAGGGATCAATTTGGCTTTATATTCTGCACGTTCAATTTCAGATTTAACGCCACGTAGCAAATTTTGGTCGTTTTTTAATTCGGCCAGTTGTAATAAATACACGCTGGCATCTTCACGGACATCACCAAATTCATTTTCAGCCTTAGCAGCTACTTTAGCTGCTAAGGAATGTAGGCGATGCCGTCGAGCTGGACTCAACATAAATCACCTTATTCTTGAATTTGGATGTTTTCGACAAATGCTACTTTGTCGTAAGTTTCAATTACATATGCATCATTTGAAGACTGATATTCTTCAACTTGATCCATAGACGAATTATCTGTGACTTGACGACGTTTACCAGTTTCTTGGAAGTAAATTGATAAATTATCGAAAGAGGTTACAAGAAAGGCATCTTCAGGAAAGAAAGGAACACGAACAGCCGGTAAACCGCCAATCTGCTTTTGACTTAATAAAATTTGACCAGCTAAAGTATCAGTATTGTCTTTTGAATTATTAACTAATGGGAAATTTTTATCATTCAATAATTGACGACCACAAATAACAACAAGATCAGTATCATCTTGATGTATTTCACTAATCAAGTTATTTACTACATCTGTAACAACAGCATCTAAATTTTTATAGTCACCTGTTGGGCCAACTACAACTTTTCCAGATCCAGCTACTACCTCTTTCATATGATGAGCTGGGGCAGCTGTACGAATTTTTTCTAACCAGCCAATGTTTACATCCTGCAATAATGGATTTGCGTTACGATCTGTAGTAACTTCAACTGATTTTCCATTCCAGCCAATCATGATCATATCTAAAGCAATTGCACGTTCTACAAAGGCTTTCCATTTTGCATAGAAATCAGGAAAACGTGCCCATGCATCCATTTTTTCGTAACGTAAGGCGACATCAAAATCCGTTTTAGCACATTTGTACTTGTTTGATTCTAGGCCAGTTGGATCTACGGGTTTACGAGGCGTACCACCTTTTGTATTGGTACGTCCAGCAATGGTAGAACCTTGGTTCAAACCGATTGCTTCACCTTCTAACTCACCAACAGGCTGAATATTAATTTTCTTCAAAAACTCAGAAGATTGCTGAACAGCCTCAACCATTTTTTGTGCAATAGAGGGTTCAACACTAAATTTTTTTGAAGGATCTGCAATATTGTTTGCCAGAGCAATTTTTTCTACTGTGGCAGTGTATTTTTCACGTGTTAAATTTTGCATGACTATTAGTACTCAACTCGTTCTGAGAAATTACCGTTGCTTTCTGGAGCAGGTGGTGTTTGTGGATGTGGCTCGTGGCCTAATTTTGTTTTAAGTTCTTTGAACTCATTTTGAAGTTTTGAATGATTCTCTTTGAGATCACTTAGCTCTTTAAGCGTATTGCCAAAGGTCTTGGCAATTTCTTCAACTGACTTCGCAATTTCATTGAACTGGCCATTATTTTTTTGGCTTTGTTCTTCTTGTTTTGGGTTTAGCCAGTCAATAACTTTAGAAAATAAATTTGAAACCGGAGATTCTTCATCAAATTCCAAAGTAATTTCTTCAGCTGCAGTGAAGAGATTGTCCTTATGCTGTTTTTTAGACGTGAAAGGATTTACATCGGGGTTTTTAGATGCAAACTCCATGATTTGAGTGCCTAAAGAGGCTGGAGTATCTGTAAATGCGATACCTACTAAATACGCTTCATTTGTATCAGCAAAACTTGGATTGACTTCAATTGAATTGAACAGTTTTTGCTTTTTATCATGCAATTCAATCAGGTTGTCAAAAGCTTCCAATTGAACGTATAAAGCCCATTTCTTTTGGCCATTAACAACATCTTCTTGAGCTTTTACACCAATAACTTTGGCATAATTACCGAAAGGGGTGTCAGGAAGAAGACCCCGTAAATGCTCAATATTAGCTAATGCGGTATATGTATCCTGGCTATAGTTTTTCGCCATCTGTTGAATCCATTGAGGTTCAATAACGCGACCATCTGTAGTTGCTCCAGCCACTGCAACTCGATAAAACTTGGATTTCTTACTCATGAGTGGTGAATCCTGCTTATATTTAAAAAAAATTCATAATTTACGTAGTAAGCAGAATCGGAATTACACGAAAAAGAATCAATAAAACCCACTTGTGAAAACAGTTTTCACAATGCCACCTAAATGAATCAATAGTTTGAAATTGGCTTAATGAGCCAATGAATACGAAAACTGAAAATCCGCCTCTGACTTTTGATAACCGCCTCTTAGCAAAGTTCTTATACTGGATGGGGTGGCGAATCAGCTCGATTGCAGAATACTTAAATGAAAATGATAAAAATGTTCATGCTTGGAAGGCCAGAGATGAATGGGAAAAACAAGCTCCAGAAGGTCGTGTTGCCCAGGCATTAGAAGCACAATTAGTTAAGCTAATTATTCTTGAAAAGAAAACTCCAAATGATTTTAAAGAAATTGATTTGCTTATGCGCCAACTGGAGCGCATGGCCAAAATTAATAAATATAACAATGGTGGAAATGAAGCAGACCTAAATCCAAATTTAAAAAATAGAACGGCTGGACCACGTAAACCGTCTGCTAAAAATGTTCTTACAGAAGAACAAATTGAAAAGTTACTTGAAGACTTTGACGATGGCTTGTTTGAGTATCAAAAGGTTTGGTACCGCGCTCGTGAACAACGAAATAGAGCATTATTAAAATCACGTCAGATTGGTGCGACATTTTATTTTGCACGTGAAGCATTAATCAAAGCAGTAACTACTGGTCGAAATCAGATTTTCCTTTCGGCATCGAAAGCCCAGGCACACGGCTTTAAAACCTATATTAAAGACTTTGTTCTTCAATCAATCGGTGTGGATCTGCAAGGAGATCCAATCACCCTTACTTTGCCTACAAATGAAACAGTTCAACTCATTTTCCTTAGTACAAACGCTAAGACAGCTCAAAGCTATCATGGTGATTTGTATTTTGATGAGTTCTTCTGGGTACATGGCTTTGCCACACTTAAAAAAGTGGCATCGGCAATGGCTGCTCAGAAACAATATAAAAAGACTTATTTTTCTACACCATCCAGTAAATCACATGAAGCTTATAAATTCTGGACTGGTGAGGCGTTTAACAAAGGGCGTTCTAAAGATAAACAAGTTGAGATTGATACCAGCCATGATGCTTTAAGAAATGGTGCTCTCTGCAATGACCAAATGTGGCGTCATATAGTCAATATTTATGATGCAGAAAGACAAGGCTGTAACCTTTTCGATATTGAAGAACTGATTGCTGAAAACAGTGCAGATGAGTTTGCCAATCTATATATGTGTGAATTTGTTGATGATGGCCAGAGTGTATTTCCACTTAGCATCATCCAACCTTGTATGGTGGATTCATGGGAATTATGGACAAAAGACTTTAAGCCACTAGCAACAAGACCATTTGGAAATAAGCCTGTTTGGGTGGGTTATGATCCAGCTGAATCTGGAGATAGTGCAGGTCTTGTAGTGGTTGCACCACCTGAAGCTGGTTACAACAAATTCCGCTTACTTGAACATCATCAATTCAAAGGTATGGATTTCGCCAGTCAAGCTGCATTTATTAAAAAGATCTGCCAAAAATATCGAGTAGCTTACATTGGGATGGATAAATCAGGCATGGGGACTGGTATTGCTCAGTTAGTTCAAGAGTTTTTCCCTAATCTGACCACCTTCACATATTCAGTTGATGTCAAAACGCAATTAGTCATGAAAGGGATGGATGTCCTTAACAAAGGTCGATTCGAATTCGATGCTGGTGCAACTGAAGTTGCCCAATCATTGATGGCAATTAAGAAGACTCTCACAGCTTCTCAAAAACAAATGACATTTGAGGCTTCAAGGGCTGAAAACATTGGGCATGCGGATCTAGCTTTTGCCATTTTCCATGCATTCTTTAATGAGCCGTTGTCATTGGATAACGACGGAAGTTCTAAAAAATCCACTATGGAGATTTACTAAATGTCTGACAGCAAAGTCCAGGCTTTTACCTTCGGAGATCCTGAACCGGTTCTCAATAAAAATGACTTTTCTCAATATTATGAGACTTGGTTAAATGGTAGATATTATGAACCCCCTGTGAGCTTGAATGGATTGGCTAAATCCTTTTCTGCTACACCTTATCTTTCTACTGCAATCACCTATAAAAAGAATCAATTAGTTTCCGCTTTTAGACCACATCGATTATTGAGTTCTGCGAATTTTGAAAGAATGGTATTGGACAATTTAGTTTTTGGTAATGGTTATATCCAGCGTATTGATAATAGACTTAATGAACCCATGCAGTTCAAAGGGTTAATGGGGAAATATATGCGTCGCATGAAAGAACCTAACCAATATCTAATGTTGACAGAAGGATATAAGGAACATGAATTCTCTCCTGATAGTGTTTGTTGTGTAAAAACGACAGATATTAATCAGGAAATCTATGGTGTCCCTGAATATATGTCAGCGTTGCAATCAGCATGGCTTAATGAGTCGGCAACATTATTCCGTCGTAAATATTATAATAATGGTTCACATGCAGGTTTTATTTTATACATGACGGATTCACAGATTGATGATGAAGATGTAGAAGGAATAAAACAGGCTATGAAAGATTCACGTGGTCCAGGTAACTTTAGGAATTTATTCCTTCATGCACCAGGTGGAAAGAAAGACGGATTGCAGTTAATTCCTATTAGTGAACTTGCAGCTAAAGATGAATTTACAAATATTAAATCCATTACCCGTGATGACATACTTGCATCATTTCGTACACCGCCACAGCTGCTCGGTATTATTCCCTCAAATGCTGGTGGCTTTGGATCAATCAGTGAGGCAAGAGAAGCCTTCTGGTATAACGAAATTGTTCCTGAACAGGCACGTATTGCAAATACAATCAATGAATGGGCTGGGGAAATGATTATTCGCTTCAAGAGCTATGGTGAAGTGAACTATAAGGGGCAGGATGACCCTAAACCAGCCTAATCCTCATAAAAATATACACCCTCTACTAGGAGGGTATTTTTTTGCCTAAAAATCTTTAAAAATACAAAATTGACCTGGTGGCGGGCGGTTGTCCCCCCACCACACCTGGGCAGTAAATATGTCGAATACTCTACAAAAAATCAGCCACCCACATTTGTGGGTAAAACAGCAGTAGATAAGGCATACGTTAGAGCAAAACCATACAAAATTGATTCTGCATTTTTCTACACGGTTTCCTTAAATTTCTACAGAAAGAAAATGCTTGAAAAGACATAGCCAAAACAGGGTTTATAAAATCAAATCAAAATAATCTCAAAAAAGGTAAACAAGAGGAAATAGTGCTTAGTTTTAAATGTAAATGTATGATTTTAATA